GAAACATAAACGCAGCAGTTTCATCACCGTTGCTTTTGTAACGTTTTCTTTCTTCTTCCAATTCGTATGGAATCTGCACCCAGATCACAAACGAAAATACCCCTGAGTGAATATGCAGGGGATTAAAATCATATTTCTTTTGATAGTTGATCCACAACCTTTCTAGTTTAAACTCTACGAAGGTCATGTCCCTCATAGATTCTGCTAAACCCATGCTAGGTTGTAGTCCAAACTTTTCTAGATAGACACCAGACAAATGCTCACAAAAAGTGGACATGTTTGGTGTGATAGGCATTGTCCACTCCTCTTCCAGATGCCCTCGTAAACTATCACGAGCATCTGTCTCAGGAGTTTTTTCTAAAGTATCAATGCTGGTTTGCAATTCTTGCTTAACAGCTTCAGGCACCTCACACAACAGATATCCTGGTGATGAAAGATGCCTTACAAAATAATTAAAGTTATGCACTAGCAGGTTCGGTAGTAGTTTTCTTTCTTCCGATATTATACTTGCTCTCTAAGATCCACTCACCCTTATCTTTATAAGAGATAACTTTGATCTGACTTAGAGGTGCTGCGTCAGCAATAGTTTCAGCATTAGTGACTACGATGAGTCCCCAGTCCGAAAGCAATTGTACGATACGATTACGACGCTGCAAGTCATTTGAAGAAAGGTTTGCTCTCTTACCGTCAAGGGCAAACAACTCTTTAAAATGCACAATATAATACTGCCCCTTCTTGTGAAGAATGTGGCAGGATTGATACAGTTTCTTTTCTTTGCGAGAGGCAACACCAATACGGGTCAGTGTCTCTCTAACTTTTAGAAAGTCGTCAGGTTCTTTCAACTCGACTTGAATCATATCGTCTTTAGACCATTGTAGATCTTCACTCATTTCTTTCCCCCTTTATTCAGTTTGGTTTTAATAAAATCTAATTGATCAGGAGTCAGAATGTTTAGTGCTTGCCGAGCTTTTTCGTTACTATAACCATAGTATTGCTTGACCACTTCCAAATCATTCATCTTCTGTTTCTTGTCCCAAGGCGAAAACCTTTTGCGGGACCTGACGGTATTTATAAAAAAATCATATTGTAGTTTCTTGTCCAGATTGGGATAGAAATTCATCTCATTGGCATACATCACAGTATCCATATGATGAGACATGCACTTGTTTACAATGTAAGGGGGATAGTGCTTTTCCCAATCTGCGTCTTCACTAGCAAGGAGATTCTTCTTAGTAAGGTTGATCGAATTCAAATAATCCTTGAGAGGATATGCATCATTACGGGACATAATTTAGAAGAAGTAACTCCTTACGTTGCTGTTGCTCTTTCATGTAATCACCCACAGATCTCATGGTGTAGGTGTGGTCAAACTCGTATGCTCGATAATCTAGGAAGCGATCCTTCACCACCTGAGCAGTGTTGTAAGAGATCATCTGAGGACCGATGAATCGGTCACAGTCTGCTGCAAACTTATCGTGGTCGAATCCTTTGTGCATCGATCCCTTGCGACCGTACAAGTTGTCCTTGATATCGTATGGGGGATCCAGATAGGTAAACGTGGACTTGTCATCAGTCAGCAACTCTTCATAAGAAAGGTTGGTGATCTTCCAGTCCTTGATAACTTCAGAGTAGTATGGAAGTTTATCTATTCCTCGCATAGAGAAGTTTGATTCAGATGCGGCGGACGAAAAGGATGAGGACTCAGTGAGACCAGAAAAAGAGCACTTGTTAACAACGTAATAACTAACGGCACGATGAAAGGATTCACACTTTCGGGTTTCATTTGCCAGATACTCCTTTGCTTCTAAGAATAAAACCTTTGCAGATGTAGGCTCACAATACTTGTATTTAAGTTGCACCAACTCATCACGAAGTTTCTTGCCATCATCCTGCACCACACGCCAGAAGTTGTATAGTGGCTCATACAGGTCATTGACCCATACATTCATAAACGGATAACGCTGGGACATCCAAATAGCAAAAGATCCTCCACCAAGAAAGGGCTCTCGATATTCAGTAAAGTCCTCAAGGGATGGCAAGAATTGCACCATCTTTTTGACAGCGCGAGACTTGCCACCAGGATAACGAAGGGGCGTTTTCAGTGTGCTCATAGGATGAGTTTCTTCTCAGGTACAACGACAGCGGGTGCTTTATTAAACATCTTAGTATACTGCTCAACCAGATTGGGTGCAGCATTTGTGATGTAGAGAATGTGATCACGTTGGATTTCCAACTCTTCACAATCAGGATCTTGAAGCGGTGCCCAAGGAGCGAATCCCAATTGGGTGCCTTCTTCATTGATCGGCATCGCTACAATAACATCCTTGAGGGTTACTGTGCCACCTTGCTCACTGACAATTTCACCAATGCAGTTTTCTCCACTGAGAAAACGGATATTCTTTACGTTGCTCATTTTTGAATTACCAATACAGTGTCAATGTTTCTAAGTTGCTCGGTCAGCACACGATACCCTGTGCCGACATACAGTTGCCCCGCCACCACTGAGACAGTTGCAATGCCCCAGAAATAATAATACCACCTAGATTTTACTTGATAGTTTTTACTCATTTGAATTCACACTCCATCATGATTTGGGTAAGTGCTGCTAGAAGATTGATCTCCTGGTCAGCAACGAATGCAGTCTTGTATTGATATTCAGCAATGATCAAAACTGCTGCTGCAATACTAGGACCTTCCATGTTTTCTGCAAGACTGTCATACAGTTTGCGAAGAATAGAGTTGGGATCAGCATCGAGATTCTGAGTGACCCACTTCTTTACATCGTTGAATTTCTTATTCTTGAGGGCAGCGATAAGAGACTTGGTATTAGCGTCTCCTAACGTCGCCAGAATGCCAGTGTCGATAGACCCTGTGGAGGAGTATCGCTGCAATTCGTTGAGAGTCCTTCGGAAGTCGGGGAAGTATTTTTGAATGACTTCAGCAACAACTCTAGGTTCGAAGGTGATCTCCTCCCGTTTGAGGATATCTCGGCAGCGATTGAAGAAAGCGCCTGCCAACTCTTGCTTAGTATTGCCACGGACATTAAAATCAACGACAGTAGTCCTACTATGTAGGGGGTCGATTATCTTGTTTCTGAAATTGCAGGTAAAGATAAAACGACAATTCTTCTGGAATTCTTCGATCGACGCCCTGAGAAGGAGTTGGACATCATGCGTGGTGTTGTCCGCCTCATCGATGATAAGAACTTTGTGCTTACTAGTAGAAGTGAGAGACACAGTAGACGCAAAGGACTTTGCCTGATTGCGTACAGTGTCCAAGAATCTACCTTCATCGGACCCATTGATAACATAGTAGTCTGATCCCAATTCATTGCAGAGTGCTTTTGCGATGGTGGTTTTACCCACACCAGCAGTGCCACTCAGCAACAGGTTTGGGATCTCACCTTTGTCTACGAAACTCTGAAAGGTTTCTTTCACTTCAGCAGGAAGTATGCAGTCCTCAATAGTCTGAGGACGATACTTCTCTACCCATAAAAAATCATTAGACATCAATTGTTAGGCTCAAGTGCGATAAGATACTTCACGTTGTCTGCTTCAAAGCGAGCAACGTTGTGCTTGCTAATAGTAACAGAATATCCCTGAGGGAAGAGTTTCAAATTCTCCATCTTGAAACAGTAACAGAATGAATCATTCTCATCACAGTCACCAACATCAATAGAGAAACTGTTTGAAGTGTCATTCTTCTTATCAGTCAGACACAGACTCATGGCACCGTTGTGTGCATACAGACAAAGGTCGGGCACACCACAGATAGACCATGCCTTGCGGATCTGCTGCAGGACAGGTGCTTCCAGATAGAAAGACACGTCCTCAGATGGCAGATCAACTTCCTTGTTAGGAGGTTGTACAATGATGTCTGGGTCAGAATAAAAGAATTTGACCTTAGACCTGTTAGCAGGATTGGAAACTTCCAACCAAGACTGCTGGGTGGTGTCGATGACAGGAGTGCCATCAAACAGATTGAAGACTTGAATCAGAGAGGGAAGATCATAGATGGGAATCTCACGATCGAAAGTCTCTTGCACCTTTGCCTTAGCAAGGATATTCTTATTCAGACTCAGGGTCTGAATCTGATTTCCTGGTTTGATAACGATCGACTTGTTGATGGTCGAAAAGTTAGACAGGATATCAATAGTCTCTTTAGAAATTACGGTCATTGAGGATAGTCTTCACGGGTTGCATTTTTATCATTGAAGTGTAGCAGCAAAAGTGCATAGTGCAGGATCTTGATAATGTCCCGCCGTGCGCTGCCCTTCTTATCGTAGCGAGATGCATACTTCAGGATGTTACTCCGACAGAATGCTTCACCATCGCCACAGGATTCAATCAAATCAAGGGTTTGAATACCAGCATTACCAGTAGAGTAATGCTGGTTATAAGTCCCTTGAATATACTGCTTCAATTCTTCAAGCAGTGCTTCTTCATTGTATTTCATAATCAGAATGGGGCTTCCTCTTCATTGTAACCTGTATCTTCTCCTGCGTCAACCTTTGTATAAAGGTCAAGGAAAGATTGCTTAGTGTCCTCATCGAAACGAGAGACACAATTAGTGATTGCCTTCAAGCGATCACCAAAGATCTGGTGTGCTTGGACAATGTGGACCAGACGACGAGTGGTAATGACTTCATCAACCCCACCGTCAAAGAAGGTCTTACGGATAACACCTGCCCACTTGATCAGGTTGTCTGCAAAATCTACATCACAACCAGCGTTGATCAAGATCTTGGTTTCAGTGGCAGCAGTAGGATACTCCTGCTCAAAGGTGACAGGGAAACGCTCAAGGAATGCTTCATTGAGCACGTTGGTGCCGATGAAACGACCATCGTCAGATCCCTTGCCCTTAGTATTGGCAGTAGCAATGACGTTGAATCCGAGAGCGGGACGGACATACTTGCCGATCTTCTTCAGAAAGAC